CAATTTTCAGAACACTGGAATGGTAGAATCAAACCAGAAGATATGAGGCTGTTAGATTGGAAACCACAGATGCTTGATAAGTTTTGGAAAGGTAATGTAGTTTCCATAGGGTTGAGTGCTGGATTCATAGAACCATTAGAAAGCACTGGTCTTGCGATGATGATAAGAGGTTGTCAATATTTGGAAGAGTCATTATATGGGTGTATTTACAACCCAGTATTTGAACCTGATATTTACAATATTAGAATGAAAGCATCATTTGAAACTGCTGTTGATTATGTAAACATGCATTATGCTTATTGTGAACGGAAAGGTAAGTTCTGGGATTATGTGAGATTATCTCATGAAAAATCTGGTATGCAAATATTGATGGAAGATCAAATACAAGATCCAAATCGTGATACATTGCAGACTGATAAAATTAGTTCTTTCTTTGGAGGCACTAATTGGCATATATGGTTGTTACAGTTGATGCCTGAAATTAATAAGAAGACATATTGGTATCCTGACACAGTTGATATTCTTTCTAGATTTGATAATTATCGAGAAATACTAGATACTAGTGTCAAGGAGGCAACCCCACAAAAAATATTATTGAAAGAGATGTATGGATAGAATAGTATGGTGTAATGGAACATTTGATATCCTACATCCAGGCCATATTGAACTGTTCAAAGTAGGAAAATCTTTAGGGGATAAACTCATAGTAGCCACAGATACTGATGAAAAGATACGTCAAGATAAAGGTGCGTCTAAGCCCGTCAATAATCTATGTGACAGAATTTCTATGTTACAGGCGATAAAGTATATTGATGAAGTATTATATTTTGGTAACAGAAAAGAATTAGAGGGGTTGATAGAATTGTATTCACCTGATATACTGTTGTTAGGTGATGATTGGAAAGGTGGAGATGTAGTTGGCATACAGTATGCTAAAGAAGTTAGATTTCTTCCTAGACTAAATTATTCAACAACTAATATTATAAAAAAGATTCGTGATTAGTGTATTAGTAGTAGGTGACAAATGCACAGACAAATATGTTTATGGTGAATGTAAGCGTCTGAGTCCAGAACAACCTGTGCCTGTTTTAGATCAAACTAAGATAGAGGAAAGGCCAGGCATGGCTGCTAATACTGAGATGAATCTAAGATCATTTGGTATTAACACTCTTTTACTTTCACAAAGAGAAGTGATAACTAAAACCAGATTTGTAGATACAAATAGTGGTTATCAGTTTATGCGTCTAGATGAAACACCAGAAGTGACTCCAATAACTTCTGCTGAAGTCAAGATGGCATTGATGCACATAAATCCTGATGCTATTGTTATTTCAGATTATGATAAAGGATACATTTCGGATGAAAATTTGTGGTTACTATGTAATAATATTAACAGACCAGTGTTTGTGGATACTAAGAAACGTCGCCTTTTTCAGAAAGATAATGTATACTGGAAAATAAACAAAAAGGAATACGATGACCTTATACAAGACCATCTACCTGACGACAACCATCTTATTGTTACTTTGGGGTCTGCTGGTGCAAGCTGGAATGGCTTAATGTTTAAACCCAAACCTGTTAAGGTATTTGATGTGTGTGGTGCTGGAGATACATTTATGGCATCTCTTGTGTATAAATTTTTAAAGACAAAGGATATGGGTGCATCTATTGAATTTGCAAACAAGGCCGCTGCGATATCTGTCACGCATCCTGGCGCTTATCATCTGAATCAACAAGACATAAAATCAATAGGAGAATAGAATGGAAATCAGTTCAAAAGAGTTAATGCATCATAGATTGCAAGCATGGTTAAGAGAACATACATGTGAAGACATTGCTTATATTGGTATAAAAAAAGATCATACTGGTGAAGAAAAACACTTTTACAGAATTGGAGAACATGAGGTTCCACATGATGCAATCGAGTCTCTTGAAATGGAAGAGGTAGAAGAAGAGTGAGGTATTGTGTTGATATCGACGGAACTATCTGTAGTCCAACTGTGGGTAGGGATTACCACAAGGCAATGCCATGGTGGGATCGGATTGCTACGATAAATAAGTTGTATGATGAAGGTCATAATATAACCTACTTTACCGCTAGAGGTATGGGTCGATTTGGTGATGATCCAGATGCAAGTACGAAAGCATCTGTTCTATTATTTGATCTTACGGAAAAACAACTTAGTGATTGGGGATGTAAATATCATTCTCTAATCTTAGGTAAACCACATGCAGATTACTTTATTGATGACAAAGGTGTAAACTCTGATGACTTCTTTAGGGCCAAGTAGAAGACCTCGTAATGCTCGTGCGGCAGAACCTATCAAGTATGTGCCGAAGGGATGGGGATATGAAAAATGGATTGCAAACTGTGAAAAGTATTGCGGTAAACTATTGTTTATTGCAAAGGATAAACAGTGTTCATGGCATTATCATAAATTAAAAGACGAAGTATTCTTTATCCAGAGTGGTAAGATAAAATTATATCATGGTTGGGAGATGGACATTGAAAAAGCAGAGATAACAATATTGAATAGAGGAGATAAGTTTCATGTGCCTATTGGTCTAAAGCATCGTATGTTTGCAATAGAGGATACCGAACTGTTTGAGTTTAGTACAGAACACTCCGATTCCGATTCACATAGGATAATGCCTGGGGATTTGTTATGAAGACTGATGACCTAATTAAAGTTTATAATGTATTAACAGAAGATGAATGTAAAGATATTATTGATTGGTTTTGGGAAGTAGAAGATAGACATGTAGATGGCGCTGTGTATGGGAGACCAGCTGATGTTAGACAGAATCATGTCGTAAAAGATTTTAAAGATACTAGACAGATATATCCAAAACCAGATGACAGAGTATCGGACTTGTTATCTAGAGCATACTTTGAAGTTTATGATAGGTATGCTGAAGAATGCCCAGTTCCACCAGAAGATTATCCTTTAGTTTTTAGAGATTACTGTGTTCGTATATATCATAAAGGAAAAGGATTTTTCTCCAAACATCAGGATCAAGGGCCTGGAGTAAATGTTCACAGAGTATTTGGTATTGTAGGTTATCTTAATGATGTAGAGGTAGGTGGAGAAACTTACTTTCATCTTCAAGATAGAAAGATACCTGCTAGGACAGGAGATGTTTGTATATTTCCTTGTAACTATCTTTGGCCTCATGAAGGAACTGTGCCTATTTCAGATCCTAAGTATGCTATAACTTCTTTTATTTCGTATGCAAATAATGACTGACTTCTGAATAATCGTGTTGATACCATGAGGTATCTGCACATGTATATTCTTGATACTTACCTTCTAGATGTTTGGGGAAGGGGATTACTTCAATCTCCGCCCCTTCTTTTTTGGCAATCATTTCTGCAATCTCAAGAAATGAGATCGGATTGCCAGTCCCAACATCATAGATGCCGCTCCCTGCCGTATTATCTAGGACGACATCCACTACATCCTCTACCCATACAAAATCTCTAAAGGCATATTCAGACTCTTCAAAAATTTTAATTACCTTATTTTGTTTTGCTTGTAATGTGAACTTACTGATTGGACTTGCTTGATCTCCTTTATGTTCTTCACCTTCTCCATATACATTAAAGTATCTGAATCCCTGCACTTGTTCAAACCTATCCATATTATCCATTACCCAGTAATCTACAGTTGCTTTTGATAGTGCGTAGAAGTTTAGTGGATTGATAGTCTTTTTCAAATATCCGAAGTCACTATGAATCTTACCATACACAGATGCAGATGAGGCATATTTGACTGGGATAGAATATTCTATTGCTTTTTCAAACAGTGCAATAGAAAACTCTACGTTATACTTGTGGATCTTATTTACATCTGTTTCTGTTGTACTTGATATAGCTCCCTGATGTATAATCATCTCTACTTCATCCCATTTGTCATATTGATTTAAAAAATCAAATGCACCACTTTGTTCAATTCTGTAAAGGTTTTCTGGATCAAGTCTCTTTTTAAATGCTTGACCTATAAAACCTTGATAACCTGTAAGAATAATCATATAACTGGTAGAAAAAATACTTGAACTAGTCTATAGTCATCACCTTCAAAGAAGCCTGGTTTATCATAAGGAGTATGCATGACTGTTGCTGGATACATTATCATTCTATTGAATTTCATTTCTGCTAGGTGCATTAGTTCCCATGGCCCTATACTGTCACAAACATAATCTTTATCCCATAGACCATCTTGTTTAGGATTAACTTGATGTCCTTTATATGTATAAAACCCAGTGCCACCTTTACATTCATCATCTTTGTTAAGGTATATCAAACCAGCCCATCCCCTAGAAGTTACATCTGGTAGATCTATATGAGGTAAGTCAGGTCTATCTTTTGATTGAGTTACGTTGACACTAAATGGGGTAGAGAACATAGATGCTTCAAACTTCTCTTCTTCTTCTTTTTTTAAACCAAAGACATTTTGAGCAATTTCTACCCAGACAGGATAGATGTGTTGAAAGTCAAAGAACGATGCTACTCTTGATCCTGTAACACCACCTAATATTCTTGGGTCTGATGTGGGTGGTAATTTGAGTGCCAAATTTCTCACCATGTTTGGGTTCTTGTAGAAGTTATCAATATAAACTATCGGTATTTCCTCCCAACCCATGAGTTCAACTCTCGCATCAACAGGGGTATTGATAGCAAAGGTTTTTGCTTCATCAATAAAATACTTTTTCATATAACTAAATACTTCGGAGACTTATGTGTAAAGGGAATGGCAAAACCTAGTAGTAAAGATGATTTAAAAGAATATGCTCTCAGGAAACTCGGAAAGCCAGTTCTAGAAATCAACGTTGACGATGATCAGATTGATGATCTTATAGACGATGCCGTCCAATTGTTTCATGAAAGACATGGTGAAGGAATTGATAGGGTATTCTTGAAGCATCAATTCACTGAAGCAGAAAAAGAAGCCATGAAAGGCACTATGTCTACAACTACTGCTACTAGTACAGCAGGGGGTCTCTCTTCGATAGACTATACAGAAACTGCAAAGTATCTACCTTTACCAGACACCATTATAGGAGTCAACAAAGTATTTAAAATGGACTCATCAACCATATCGGCTGGTATGTTCAATCTTAAGTATCAGATCTTCCTTAATGATTTATACTACTACGGGGCAATCGATTTGCTCAACTATGGTATGGTAAAATCATACTTGGAAACTCTTGATTATATGCTTAATCCTGATGTTCAGATCAGATTTAACAAGAAAAATAGTAGATTATATATGGATGTCAATGTAAATGAACTTACTAATGATCATTTTATAATCATAGACTGCTTCAGAATTGTTGATCCTCAGAGTGAGACTGCTGTATACAATGACTACTGGCTTAAACAGTATACCACATCTTTAATAAAAAAACAATGGGGTCAAAATCTTATCAAATTTACAGGAGTTAAACTTCCTGGCGGACTAGAACTTAACGGTAGACAGTTATATGACGATGCGACTCAGGAATTAGAAGTTCTCATGGAAAAACTAATGTCAGAATACGCAATGCCACCATTAGACTTTGTTGGATAATGCCTTTATCACCCTTCTTTCTAAATGGATCTCCAAGTGAACAAAGACTAGTTCAAGACTTGGTGAACGAACATTTACAACTGTTCGGTCAGGATAT